TAGACATTGGCCACTTGCTCTTGCAGGGCCTTGTTGACCACATTACAACCACCGCACTTGAGGACTATAAAAATGACGATCTCTGAACTGGCAGCACAGCTGCGCATGGCCAAGCAGGCCGAGAACGAAGCCAAGGCCGAGCGCTTGCGCATTGAGGGTCTGATCACCGAGCAGTTTGCCAAGCCTGAGAGCAATGAAGGCACACACAACGATGAAGAGTTCACCATCACTTGGAAACTTAACCGCACAGTCAACACCGACCAGTTGGCCACTGACTACGATGATTTGCCAACAAATGCCCAGAAAGCATTTCGCTGGAAAGCAGAAGTCAATCTGGCTTACCTTCGTTCCCTCGCAGAAATTGACCCTGCCGCCTACAACAAGGCTGCCGTGTTCATTACAAGCAAACCCGCAAAACCATCCATTGAACTGAAAGACTAACATGGCCTTCGATCTCTCATCCATCTCCAAAACCAAACGTGTTCGCGCTCCCAAAATTGTTGTGGTTGGCCAAGGCAAGATTGGCAAGACAACCTTTGCTGCCATGGCGCCTAACGCCATTGGCATCCTGACCGAAGACGGCGCTGATGCCGTAGACGCAAACGCTTTCCCGCTGGCCGCCAGCTTGGCCGAGGTTTATGCAGCCATTGACACGCTGATTAACCAAGACCATGACTTTCAGACTTTGTTTATTGATTCGCTTGATTGGCTTGAACCTATGATCCAAGAGCATGTGTGCAAGCAGAACAACTGGAAGAACATCGAGCAACCAGGCTTTGGTAAGGGCTATGTGGCCGCCGCCGAAGAGTGGCGTAACCTGTTGTCTGGCTTAGAAGTCCTGCGCTCTGCCAAGGGCATGGGTATCATTTTGATAGCTCACGACAAGATTAAGCGCATTGAAGATCCGCTGACCGAAGGCTATGACAGCCACGTCCTGAAACTGCACGACAAGGCCGCCGGCCTAGTGCAAGAGTGGGCTGATGTCATTGGCTACGCAGGCTACCGCATTTTTACTAGCAAGACCGACGCAGGGTTTTCTAAGAAAGAAACCAAGGCCACCACAACTGGCGAGCGCATCTTGCACGTTGAACCCCATCCGGCTCACTGCGGTGGTAACCGCTTTGGCCTTCAGAATATGCCGCTTGACTGGACGGCATTCCAAGCAGCGCTCACCGTGGCGCAGTCTTGATCACCCCAGTTCGTAACTTAACTTTTTAGGAAATTTATCATGGCTCAGTTTAATTTTGACGCATCTACCGTCGCTCCCCAACAATCTTCAGGCCCACTGCCTGCGGGCGTTTATCTGGCTCACATTGTTGAGTCTGATGTTCAGCCATTGAAGTCCGGCAACGGCGAAGGCTTGAAACTCACCTTTGAGGTCATTGATGGTCAGTTCAAAGGCCGCAAGGTTTATGAGAACCTGAACATTCGCCACACCAGTGAAGACACTCAGCGCATTGCACAAAGCCAGTTGTCTGCGCTTTGCCACGCCGTGAACGTCATCAAGTTGATGGATACCGCTGCCCTGCACTTCAAGCCAGTTCGCATCAATGTGACTGTGCGCGAGGCAGTTGGTCAGTACAAGGCCAGTAACAACATCAAGGGCTATGAGGCCGCAGGCGGTGGGATTAGCGCACCAGCTGCTGCACCAACTGCGCCCCAAGCTCCTGCGCCTGTGGCTGACACCCCTGCATGGCCTACCGCCGAGCAAGAGGCCGCCAAGTCTAAAACACCCGCATGGGCTAAGAAAGGCTGACATGGCCTTACTTCCACAATCAGTTACTGATCCTGTGGCCGATGCCATCTTTGCCCATTACAAGGCAAAGTTTGGCGCGGAAACCCAGCGCCCTTACCTTGGCGCCTCTGCCATTGGCAAGCCTTGCCTGCGCCAGCACTGGTATTCATTTCGGTGGTCTAAGCCTGCGCAGTTCTCTGGCCGCCTGTATCGAGTGTTTCAGTCTGGCCACCTTCAGGAGCCAAGGGTCTATGCTGACTTATCTAGCATTGGTTGCACTGTCTACCAACTTAACCCCGCCACGGGCAAACAGTGGTCATTCACCGAACCCGCAACTGGCCACCATTTTCAAGGCAACGCTGACGGCATCATCACTGGCCTACCGCAGGCGCCAAAGTCTCCGCACTTGTTGGAGATCAAGACCGCATCTGACAAGATGTTTAAAGAAATGCAGAAATCTGGCGTAAAGAAGGCCAAGCCCGAACACTACGCGCAGATGCAAATATACATGAAGTGGAGCATTGATCAGTTTGGGGAAGATGGCTGTCAACGTGCGCTGTACTTTGTGGTCAACAAAGACAATGACGACATCTACACCGAGCGCTTAGAGTTTGAAAAGTGCGAAGCGCAGGCCATCATCAACAAGGCCATGGCGGTGATCACTGCGCCCGAGCCACCAATAGGTGTTTCTACTGATCCAACATGGTTTGAGTGCAAGTTCTGCGACTACCAGGCGATCTGTCACGGCACAGACGTTCCTGCGCCAACGTGCCGTTCATGCGTTCATGCCACGCCTGAACTGGATGGCAATGCAGTTTGGTCATGCGCTTCCCATACCACAGTTTTGTCAGAAGGAATGCAGCGCAAGGGTTGTAATGATCACCGCTTTATCCCTATTTTGCTTTCCAAAACAGGCCATCCAGTTGACCTTGATCAAAATGATAATGTGGTTTACAAGACGCCAGAAGGCAAACAGTTTGTCAATGGCGACCCAGACAAGAATCCCGATCACATCAGCAGTGCTGAAATTCATGCCTGTGCAGACAAGACCGCCTTGGTGGACGAGTTTGCTCTGGGCCTTCGTAAACAACACAATGCAAGGTTCGTATGAACACCCAACCAATTGACCAAATTACCTTGCGTGACTTCTTTGCCGCCGCTTTTGTGTCATCAGGTCATGTTTTTAAGTCAATCTCAGATGGAAATAGACCAGAACTTGTTGCAGAACAAGCGTATTTGCTGGCAGATGCCATGCTTGATGAGCGTGAAAATGATCCTTCGTGACTATCAGTCCCGCGCAGTCACAGACCTGTTTGCTTGGTGGACTAAGCATCAAGAGGATCACGACATTCCTCTTTTGGTGCTACCCACCGCCGCAGGCAAGTCGGTGATCTGCGCTGAGATTGTGCGCCAGATGTGGGAGCAGTGGCCACTTTTCCAACCCAGAACTGTGGTGCTAGTTCCATCTAAGGAACTGGCCGAGCAGAATGCGGCCAAATTGAGGGCGCTATTACCCCACACCATCAGCGTGGGTTATGTCAGCGCAAGCCTGGGCGCCAAAAAGTACAACGCTGATGTGATTGTGGCCACCATTGGCAGCATCCACAAGGCCGCGCACTTGCTTGGCAACATCAAGGCCGTGGTGATTGATGAGGCTCATCTAGTGAGCCAGAAGGCAGGGGATGCAGGGATGTACCGCACCTTCTTGTCTAATCTTGGTGAAATATGCAAATTTAGGACAGTTGGCATGACGGCCACGCCTTTTAGAGGTAATGGCGTTTGGTTGACCGATGGGGATGAACCATTGTTCACAGGCATTGCAAGCCGAGTGTCTATGCGTGAACTACTTAGTGCCAAGTTCATTGCGCCACTTGTCCCGCCTACCAAACATATTGAAACCCGCATTGACGCAAGCCATGTTGGCATCTCTAACGGCGACTACAAGGTTGGCGAACTATCCCGAGAGGTTGAGAAATATCTAGCCAAAGTGGCTATAGAAGCTACCAGAATCGCCTCAGAGCGCAAGAAATGGATTGCCTTTACACCGAGTGTCGCCAACGCTGAAAGCCTGTCTGACAAGCTAAATAGGCGCGGCATTGTGAGTGCCGTTGTGTGTGGCGAAACCCCCAAGCAAGAGCGCGAAGACCTGATTCGCCAGTTCAAGGAACATCAGATTCATTGTCTGGTAACTGTCTTGGCGCTCTCAGTTGGCTTTGATGTGCCAGACGTAGACTGCATTGTTTGGTGCAGGCCAACGAAGTCACCAGTGCTTTATGTGCAGGGCATGGGCCGAGGCACTCGCATTGCAGACGGCAAGACTGACTGCTTGGTGCTTGACTTTACCGACACAGTTGAGCGCTTGGGGCCAGTGGACACCATCCAAGGTAGGGCTAAGAAGAGGCCAGGCCCACAGGAGGCGCCTTACAGTATCTGCCCAGATTGCGGAGAGCGCAACGCACCAGCTGCTCTTATCTGCATTCATTGCCATGGCCAAATACGCGAGGAAGAAGAGAAGCCATTGGATGCCAAGGTTTCATTGGCAGCGCTTTTGTCTAGTGCAAGTGAAATTGGCGAACTAATTTGGCATGATGTGACTAGGGTGGACTACGCTATTCACAGAAAAGAAGGCAAGCCAGACTCTTTAAGGGTTGATTACTACTCTGGCCTGCTTCGCTGTGCCAGTGAGTGGGTTTGCTTTGATCACCATGGCTATGCCAAAGAAAAGGCTTACCAGTGGTGGTCTAGAAGAAACCCTAATGGCATCCAACCAAATAACACGTTTGTGGCATTTGGGTTGAACAAACAACTGTCATCACCAAGGCGCATTGCAACCCGTAGAAACGGAAAATACACAGAGGTAAAACATTATGAATTTGATAGAACTTAACGCCATCAAAGGCCATTTGGACAGCCAAGTTAAACAGATCAACACAATCCAAGTAAATTGCAGACAATGCAATAACTTTGAAACTGGCATTTGCAAGCAGTTTGGAGCAAAACCACCGCTAGAGTGGATCACTGGCACAGTTGAGTGCGAACATTGGGAATGGGATCACATCCCTTTTTAAGGAGACATCATGTTAGAAAAACCACCACATTCAAAAATCAGCTACCCGTCTACGCCTGCCAAAGACTTCAAATGGGAGTCTGGGTCAGATGTGCAATCGCTATGGCGCAAGCATGGTTGGACGCCTCCTAGTGAAGGTATGACGCCGCCACCTCCGCCACCCCCAGAGCGCATCATAGATATGCCACTGAGGAGAGTGCGCTGATGATGCCTGCAATTCAAATGGGTCAACCTACGCCAGTGCATCGCCTAAAGTTTTGCACCAAGTGCCAGGCTGACAAGCCGCCAGAGGGTGGCGTTGAAATGGGCGCAAAGTGGCACTGCCAACTTTGCTGGGTTAGACGAATAACTGGTAAACATCTGAGACAAAATGCCAAGACCAAAACCACCTGAACCCCTATTGGGACGACAAGTCCGAATGTCAGATAGACACTGGATGATCTTACAAGAACTTGGCGGCGCCGAATGGTTGCGCAAGCAGTTGGACAAGAACGCCAAGATGCCGGCCAAGTATTACCGCCTTGAACTGGATGCGCCGTCAAAGAAGGAAGTCAATGACTAACCAAAGTGGCTGGCGCAAGCGCCAAATTCAAATGCCCAAGTTTGACATTTGGGAGCGCGAGAGCCTGGTTGATTTTGCAGGGGAGTGCTACGTCAAACTGTGCGAACAGGATGACATTATTCAGCAGCTGCAATGCGACCTAAAGACGGCCATTGAGGCTTATCGGGAGGCCAACAAATGATCTACGTCTGCAGTTGGTTGTTGCTTAATCTACTGTTTTTACTCTGGTTTGTATTCAAGTATTTAACACTTGAAGGGCATGAGTAATGTGTTTAATGCGATCCTCAAGACCAATAAAGCCGCCATTTATCTTCTTGGTCATGGTTTTATAGTCTTGGGTATCTGCGTATTGGTTTAACTTGTGGGTATCCCAAAACCATCCCGCAGTGAGGGCGGCGTACATCGGAGTAGCAACAAGATCAGGCTCCATAATGAAATCTATCCCTAAAGCCTTACCCGCATGGTGGTAGTTAGCCGATCCAGTGAGTTGGATACATCCTCTGCCTCTAAAGCGATACCCATCCCCAGAAGCCTCATCCCTGTTTCCCATACGATTAGAGTAAACAGTGTTGGCAATCAACTTAGGATTACGAGCGCAAGCCTGTGCCTTGGCAGAGTCAAACCTTTTAGGCCAGAGTTTCTGTAAAGCCTCCGCACGATAATTTAAGTTCTCCTCAAGAACCTTAAAGTTTCCGCACTCATGCCCACATTGACCAATAAAAGCGGCTTTTCTCAGGTTGCTAGAGATGTCAAACCTTTCAAAAGTAGCATTCAAAGCATCTACCCAAACAGGACTTATGTGGAGGCTATCAAGTTGATTAGCGTTTATCATTTAATAGATTCCTGACATCGTTATAAGCGTCTACACACGCATTGAGAGCAGCAGTATTTCTATCACCTTGGGCGACTATTTCTGCGATGGCTTGGAGGGTTGCTCTTTCGGCATCAGAAGGTTGGTCAGGCGCTCTGTCAGGTTCACTGGTTGCTTTTGTATCTGTGGTGGCAACGGGGATATTTGTGGGGGTTTGTACACAACTGGGGGCGGAGATGCGCACCCGACCAGCGCTGATAGCACGATTAAGAGCAGACTGTTTTTGATTGACAACATTTGTGGTCTCCATGAGTTTGGTTGCGGTAGTGTTTAACTGCTCGTTTAGTTTCTGCTCAGTAGTGCGAGATTCCTCATTCTTTTTGGCTATCTCAATCTGCATTTCCTTATCCCTGTCTGACCATCCAAAATGGTAGCCACCACGATAAGTCCCAAACAGACTAATTGCTAAACCAACAAGTAACCAAGGTAAAGGTATGCCAAACATCACTCAGCCTCTTTTCTTGCTTCTGCCAACTGGATGCGCTCATAGTCGCTTTCCAAGTGGTCAGGGGGAGTTGTAGGAGGTGGGCCTGGTGTCCAACTCTCATCCAACTCAGGGTTCACCCAAGCGGGTAAAGCTCCTGATGGTGAAGTCCATGTCTGCGTACCATAGGAGGCGTTAAAACCGCCCTGAGAGCCTCCATAACCCATTGGTTGGCACGTTGGCTGTTGTTGGGTCGGCTGTTGCTTAGAAGTCATTGCCCGTTTACCAATAACACCGCCAATACCGCCAACAATCAGCAAAACAATGTCGTTCAGCATCTTTGTATAAGCCTGGTCTATCGGGGCCATGCTCTTAATCGGTTGAGTGACAAAAGTCACTGAGTAGAGCAAGGAAATCACGATAAAGAAAAGAATTAGGGTGACAGCAAGCACCACAACGCCCCAGACCCTGACTTCAATCTCTTCAGTTGTTAGGTTTAACTTCGTCAACTTTTTTCTCCAAGATAGGTGCTACCAAGTATTCTGGACAAGTCTGTGTAAACAGACATCTAGGCTTTTGGCACTCTGGTGCATAAAAGTGGTCAGGATTCTGGCACTTATAGCGATATTTTTCTTCGCAACCAGTAAGTAACAACAAAAGCAATAAGTATCTCATATTGGCAATCTAGCAATGATGGCATTCATTATTCTGTCTGACAGAAAATTAGGCAGCACTTTCATAATGTCAAAGAATAATATTGCCCCCCAAGAGTAGCCCACTATCTTGAAAGCCATATCAGCAGTCTTCTGGTATTCGTTCATCTGCCACACCTTACTTGTGCGCAATGGTCTAATACTTCATAGATGCCGTAAGCGCAAAGAACAATTGCAAGTACCAGTCCACCAAGCATTAGGCCAAGTTCCAAATCTTCTTGGTCTTCCTTTTTCTTTCTCTCAGCTGCTTCTTTTTCTTTACGCGCATTGTGTGCGTCTTCAATGTCCATAGCAGAGGCTCTGGCTTTAATCTTCTGCCAAACATCCATCTTGTTGGCTTGAAAGAAAAGCATTTGCAGCTCTTTCTCAAACTCCCTTGTGGCCTCCAAAGCCATCTCTATCTCGATGGCCATACCCATAGAAGAGCCACCCTTCTTGGCGGCTGCTACGGCCTTGGTGGCTTCGGACTTTGCGTTGAAATACTTGCCTAAAAGTGGGCCGAGCGAGGCTACATCATCAACAGTTTTTGAAGCCTGTTTGATGAGTTTGACCGCTGACTGTATGCCAGCTAGGGCTGTTACTGGATCAATCATTTTCGTTCAACTTTTTTCCATTCAAGACACCAAACCTTGCGGCTGTAAACATCACCTGTCCATGCCCATCTAACACATCTGTATTCAGTTTTCTCTTTACTAGATGCCACCAATGTAAACAACATTGAAAGCATCAATAGCCATTTCAAGGGTACGCCCAAACAATAATATAGCTACAAAAGATGACAAAGCAAGCAACACAGGCCGAGGCAATGATTGCTTCGGCAAAGTCTTTCATGGCTTTTGCGAAGCCTCTGCCTTATTCAATGCCTGATTAATTCTGGTTTTTGTTTTGTTATTCTTAACTTGTTGCGTTGCCGCACGAACCAAACTTAAAGCAGGGAATGGCAAACCAGTCAAAGCGCCAGTAGCGCCAGCCTCAGCAATTGCGCCCATCAAGGCCATTGAAGTTCCGGAGCTGTTGATTAAAGTGCCTGGTGGCACAGTCTGAACATACTTCACAACTTCATTCAAGTCTCTAACAGTCTGAGCCTGTTGTTTACCAAGAATAATGTCTAAGCGCCCATCTTTATCCAAAGATGTAACAACCGCATTAAGTTTTGCAGGCGAAACTAAAGACCGACCCATAGAATCTGTTTGCATTCCACTTGTAGCCATATTTTCAAGATGCTTAATGGTTGCACCTTGAAGTTCTTTCATGGCATTTTGACCATCTTTACCACTAGTCAGCAAAACACGACGAAGAAATGTAACTTCCTCTGGCGTGGCATTTAGAATAGCCCTGTTAAATGCCTCACTAGCAGCCACTTTAGGGTCATCTTTGCCTTTAACTGTTGTCAATAAGTTAGCAACAACAGCACGACCTTCATACTTACGAGCCTGTGCTTCACGCAATGCTCTAGCTTCGCCATACAGTGGGCCTGCAGCATCTTTTGTTGTTTCATCAATTAAATTTTTAAGAATTTTTGACTCTCTGATGTTTACTATGTCGTAATCAGTTGAAGCATTGATCTCTTTTCTTAATTGCTCTAAAGTTTTTACATTAGAAGCTAATGGAATTAAATTTCCATCCGCATCTTGTTTGGCAATACCAAGTTTGACTGCATATTGTTTTGCAGTATCTGGTATAGCCGAAGATGGAACACCAGTTGGCTTGCTATTTAAGTAATCAAATAAAGTAGTTACAGTTTCTTGCTCACCATATTTCAATGTTCTTGGAATACTAAAATCTACTGGGTTTAATGCTTCTGGTGAGTTATCAGCTTTTGTGTAAGCCGCTGAAGTCTTTGCTTTAGCACCTTGCCAACCTTTTGACAAAGCATCAATCACCACATTGCCAGTAGCAGCAGGGCCAATGGCGGCTGTTTGTGCGCCAGTCATGTCAATCAAGGCATCAAAGTTCTGAAGTGCTTGAAGATTATTCTCCTCGGCACGTTGGCGAAGTGGCGCTCCTAATGGCCCTTTCATTTGCTCTTTTTCAAAAGCCAATTGACCTGCTTCACGAGTTGCAGCACCCTTGGTTAAATCAATAGGTATTGGCAAGCCTTGAGCAGTTGTGACTCGTTGTAATTCCATTGGAGTGGCGGCAGCACCTGCGCTTGTTCTTGCACCAACGCCACCCTGCACTTCTTCACCAGTAAATAAGCCACGAATTGCTGATTTGCCACGTTGTGCGGCTTGTGCGGTCTGTTCTGCGCCTCTTTCAACAGCTTGCAAGCCTCGTAAAGCAGTAGCCTCAACCATAGGAGTAGCTTGTCTAACTGTCTGACCAAGCATATTGGTTGGCAATGCACCAGGCAACACTGGGGGCAACATTCCAGCAACCTTACCAATGGCTTGAACTTGCTCCATGCCCGCCTCAGTTCTTGGCATATATGTATAACGTTCTGCACCAGTAGCGGCACGTTGCTCAATGGCTTTAGCGGCTTCTCTAGTTCCAAATTTTCCCGCCATTGCTTGCTGGAGTAATTCAGACAAACCACCGCCAATAGTGCCAACCAAACCGCCAGTAGCGGCAGTCCCCAAGGTTAAGGCGGTCTCACCAGCGCCAATTAGTTGGTCAACAATGCCAGACTTTGTTGGTTCTGGCACTGTCTTTTCAGCCATCTGAGCTTGATTCTGCAAGCCCTTGGCTACTTGATATGCTTGAGCAACAGTTTCAAATTCAGGTGTGCCTTGCTTGCTTTGATTCTGAACAATCCAAGCCGCATATTGTTCTGCTGTTGCCATTATCGACCTCTCTGCAAAATTGCATCTGCTTGGTTCAAAATACTATTAGCTTGGGCATTAGGATTTGGATTGCTAGGCGTTGGAATCTGGTTCATCAAAGATGTTTGACCACCAGAAGCATATCGCTTGTTAACATCTGTTGCCACACGAGCAGAGAAGTCGTTAAAAGTCTCGCCTGGTCGAACTGTAAAGTCGCCAGCAACAAACGTCTTGCCTGATCTAGTCAAAGTTCCATTGTTTTGCGTCAGCCAATCAGTTTTAGCGTTTGCAACCGATGCGTCAATATCTTGAAGTTTAGCCATGCCACGCAAGAACTGAGCAATTTGAACAGAGTTTGATGTGTCTTTAGGGAATCCAGACAAGGCCATTTGAATGTCTTTGTCTGTTGCAGGGCCAGGTGGCAATGATTTGATTGCCGCAGTATTGCGAAGACGAGTGTATTCTTGGCGCAATGAAGTCTCATAACCTTCTGCACCAATTGTAGATTTGGCAAATTCACTAAGACTTGACAATTTGCCGTAGCCACCCAAACTTTCAATACGTTTGGCAAGATCGTTAAATTGATTTGCCGACTGTTTTGAGGTTGCCGCAACAATAGCGCTTTCGTTAATCAATTTGCGAGTGTCAGACGGGATTTCGTTGTTTGCTTTATTGATTTGAGCAAGTTTTTCAAGAACAGTGGCGTTGGTCATCTGTGTGTCTAAGTTCAACTTAGCACCACGGGTTTTAATCTCACTTTGCAGATTTTTGATATTCCAAGCGTCTTTTTCCAAACCAAGAAGTTGAGCGCGTTCAGCAAACTGAGATGCAACCAAAGCTGTATTTGCCTCTGCTGACTTTTTAAGCAATTCAGCACGTTTTGTTGGAGCAGCAACTTGCGCTTCTGCTTGTGCAGTGGTAGCTTCAGCAGCCAACTTGTTGGTTTTGGCTGCGGCTTCTTGTGCTTTATAGATGCTTTCCAACTCAGCACGGCCAGCAGGAGTCTGTAACAACCGAGCCTCAACTCGATTGATGTCATAACTTGGAGCCGTACCAGCAAAATTCTCAGGCATTGGAGTGCCTTGATCCGCCATTTGCTGACGTTCTTGAACATCCAACATTTGGGGTCTTTCTGGAGTGCCTGGCTGGAATGCTTGCTGTGAAATCTGACGAGCCTGTAATGCCTCTTGCATGGCTTGTTGTTGAGCCACACGTTTTTGCATTTGGTCTGCTGTTGCCAATAACTTTAAAGCCAAATCTGGATTGCCAAGTTGACTTGCTTTTTGAGCCGCATTAGCCAAAGCAATTGGGTCTGTAATATCAAGACCACGCAACAACTGATCTTGCTGTGTAATTCTTTGAAGTTGTGGGTCTTCTACACCCATCATTCCTGCAATACCACGACCTAGTTGTCCAACACCAGATTGAAGGGTTGCACGAGCCGCAGCACCTGGGTCAAGTTGTGCTAATTCATAACCTTGTTTAAGGTCTTGCTGATAACGCTGTTGGGATAAACCTTCTGGCGTTAAACCAAATAAACTTGCAATGTCTGCCATGATATTTCCTTATGTGCCGTAAATGTCTGCAATCATCTTTTCGTAACCAGCAAGTCCATCACCATACTTGGTAGAACTTAAAGCATCGAATGGTGTTGTTGAGCCACCAGATAAGTATTTTGCAATAGATTGACCAAACATTGAGGTTGGACTACCTGCCGCAGTTAACAGTCCCGCATAAGGATTAAAGGTAGCATTTGCACCAGTATTGAAGGCACTAGATAAACGCTGTCCTTCAAGCCCTAAAGTACCAGCCCTATAACCAGCTGTGGATGCTTGTTGGGCAAGGTTAGCGCCCATCTGAAGTGGTTGTTGAGCCGCACCCTCAAGGGCTTGCACTTGTCCCAAAGCAGTCGTATAAGGTGAATAAGCGGCTTGTTGACCACCATAGTAGTTACCCATTGCGGTAGCACCTTGACCCAATAGACCCGCACCAAACAAGACGTTCTGTTGACCAGCTTGTTGAGCTTGAGATGCCAGTTGGAGTTCTTGTTGCGCTCTTGCGTTATACAAAGCCTGTAGCTCAGGAGTTGTAGCACCCAATGAGCCACCTTGTGCAACAGAAAGACCCGCACGACCTTGTTGTTGTAGTCTGTTTTGCAGATTAGCTAAATCCATCTCACGAGAAGGTTGCAATAACTGCATCTGTTGATTGATGTAATTCTGAGCAACATCTTGTGGAGATTGAGAGATGTACTGATTACCCAAGCCAAACAAGTTCTGTGCGCCAGTTTGAAGTGGTGCAAACTGACCTCGTGCGCCTTCAGCTTGTTGTAAACCAGACTCAGCAAGTCTAACCAAGCGATCTTGAGCCGCTTTAGCTTCAGGACTTAGTTGATAACCCGCAGAGGTCATACGACCCGTCACAGGGTCATAGGTGTAGTTAGATGTACCAAAGCGAGTAGTCATACCTACTGGTCGGAACTGAGAGGCTTCTACGCCTGTTTGAGTGGCTTTGGTGATGTCAGTAGCCGCCTTTTGAGCTGCATCCTTAGACTCTTGGCTTTGTACCAAACTTCCAGTTGTTTGCAATAACCCAGAGACAGCATCAGCACCTGATTTGGTTAACAAATTTGTACCAGCTCCAACAGCTAGTTTTGTAGCAGTATCTCCAATAGCAGTTTTGGCTGCGGTATCTGTTGCTAGTTTCTCTGCGGCAAGTTCTGCGGCAGTTTTACCGCCAGTTAACAAACCTGCTTGAGTAGTAGCAGATAAGTCAGTTAAAGCACTAGCTCCTGCGTTTTGCAGTTCAAAATTCCTAGCAAGTTCTCTTGCGGTATTAGTTGTAACATCCGCACCGCCAGTCAACAAACCACCACCCTCTGCTCCAGCAACAACATCAGCCACATTAGTAACAGCACCAAGTTCAGAACCGCCTAGCCCTAATTCACCAAGTGTTAAACCTTCTGTAGCTAATGCAGTAGGAGTGCCACCAAACATTCCTAAAGCCGCATTTAAACCATAAGCTGCCGCAATGATTTTAAAGCCAGGGTTTGAAACTATATCTTTTAATGCGCCACCTAAAGATGTATCTACTTCTTGTTGTTGAGTAGTTTGTTGATATTCACCAGTTGGAGAATAGTATTGAATATTCCCACCAACCTTGTTTTCACTTGCTTTGTAAGTGATGACATTTTCTAAAGCACCAACTTGTTCATTTTCACCAGAACCTTGTATTGGATTAACTGCTTGAACATAAGTGTCTCCAAGCAATACCGCTTGATTAGGAGGCAATGTAGCGCCTACACGAGCCGCAATCTGTCCTTCAGGTAGACCAAATGTTTGTGAAACTTGTGCAGGACTAATTCCTCTCGTTTCCATTAGAGAAACAATCTGTGCATCCGACATATTCGGATTGGCAAGAAAGATATTAAATAGCTCTTGGTTTGTTACTGCCATGATATTTCCTTATTCGTTGCTTACACGAGTTGAGGGGTATTGCCGTTCATTGCCAGGCCAGATAATGCGAACTGCACCAGATGCACCACCGCCAAGACTGTAGGTAGAAGCTGATCCACCACCGCCATACAATCCTCCTGCACCACCTCCACCAGCAGTTGCATTTGTGCCATTTGCTCCGCCTGAGCCTCCACCGCCACCACCGCCATTAGAGCTACCCGCACTGCCATTTCCACCGCCTGAAGTTCCTAATAGTTGGACTCCACCGCCACCACCGCCACCAGCATAATAAATGCCTTCTATTAAGATGTCGCTTCCGCCACCTGAACCGCCACTTCCTCCAGTACCAGCAACTCCACTAGATGATGTCGGATAGGCGGCAACACTATTTGCGCCTTTAGCAGAATATCCACCTGCTCCCGCACCAGAACCATCAAATGAACTGTTGCCACCAGCCCCACCCGAACCAACAATTACTGCACCACCTGTGTAATTTGAAGAAGCACCAGCATTGCCACTACCAGCTTCAACTAAAGAAGTACTACCTCGTTTTATATAAGTAGAAGATGCTGCATTATTTTGTGGTGTTTGCCCAGAAACTTCAATGGTAAGAGTTTCACCAGGACTAGTTGGAATGTTATTTACATAAGCTAAAGCACCACCTGCACCACGTTGAGCGCCACCTCCTACGCAAACGGCACTAATGCTGTAAACCCCTGCTGGAACGACATAGGAGGTAGTTCCAACAGACGTAAATACCTGTTGTCCTGGTGCTGCCGCTGCCTGTCTTGCAGACGCAACAAAAAGTTGTTGTATTCCGCTCATGTTAATCCACTCCCGCCAATCAACCATGTTGTGCTAGTTAATTTAATTGCAGTTGCAGAACCATATTGCGCTAAACTTCGTGAACCAGTATTACCTGAACCGCTCAGATACATTGTGTCTGATGTAATAGCAATAGTCACCACTGCTGCGGTCATATTTATAAATGTAATTGCCGTGCCTAAAGGATACGCAACAGAACTGTTTGCGGGAATTGTAAAAGTCCTAGCATTTGTATCTGTTGATGGATGAAGAATTGCTTTGCCTGAGTCTGACAAAACTGTTGTATATGATGAACTGTTGCTGTTGATTGGAATGTTTCTAAAACCAACTGCATCAGTTCCATCAACAGTACACGATGATAAATTGCCACTTGATGGCGTACCTAAAACTGGAGTTATCAACGTTGGCGAGGTTAGAGTCTTGTTTGTCAGACCCTGAGTATCTGTCGTACCAACAACATCACCACTAGGAGCAGTCTTACTAGCCCATGTGGTCAGATCAGAGTCATAGTCTTGCTTGGTAGCAATAGCCGTAGCAATGTTGTTGAACTCAGTATCAATCTCAGTACCCTTGACAATCTTATTTGCATTGCCAGAAGATAGATTATCTTTACTCGCAAAGTTAGTACTTTTTGTATAGTCGCTCATGATAGTTTCCCATTTTTAGCTTGGATTTCAATCTTTTGGATAGACAGTTGAGAGCCGTTAATATCAGACTCATAACCTGTCTGAACAACCTTACCAGTACCACTAGCAGATACTTTCAATGTATTTAATGCAATGCCATCAGAATAGTAAGCAACAGGATTTCCATTAGCACCATATTCTGCAATGCCATACTCAGAAACACCTTGAATAGGGATGGTTGCGGTAGAGCTTAGATAGTTCGTCTTAAAGTCAAAGCCCCATTTAAAGATGACAGGTTGATTCGTTCCACCAATAACGACAATGGAAATCTTCTTTAAAACAGATGTTTGATTCACATTACCTAGATCAGCATGGTTGGTGTAATACTGAAACCGATACACGCTTGTGTAGTCGTTATAGCCCGTATATTGACCAATGTAGCCATTCTTACCAATGTAGACAGCACCGCTTCTCAAAGATGTTAACGCTGTTGGAGTAATTGAATCCCAAGTGGTTACACGGGAAGAACCATCTTGCAGAATAACTTTGGTATCAAAGCAGTAAACAGACTGAGTAACAGGCATCGTCAACAGATAAAAGCCTTCTCTCTCAGAGTAAACAGACTTAATGTTTGCCAATGTCTGTGAGGCAACATCGCTCATCAAGTCATTACGCACATTCTTAGACAAGTCTCTCTCAGGAGCAGACTTCTCTTGAATAGTTCTCATCAAGGAACGAACACCTGAGTTTGACAAGAAGATCACATCAGAACTTGTTGTCTGAACACTATCTCTTGATAAACAACCAATCCCTCCAACTGTGTCAGAAATAGACATCGTAGAAGGAGTAGTTGCACCCTGATAAACAAGAATCTGCCTCTTACCAAAGATAAACAAGAAACCATTGTGAGCAGCCAATGCCTGAACTTCATCAGCACCATTAGGCCAAACTCTACTTGTGTCTAAAGTACCAGTAGTACCACCAGACCATACATGACCAGCAATCAGATCAGAGAAGCTAACAGTCACCTTATCTGTGCTAGAAGATGCCACCCACAAGCGACCATAAGCCGCTATAGCAACATTCCCACTAGGAACAGTCCCTACATAGCCAGTCTTCTCGGAAACCCGTCTATAGGTAGTTGTACTGACAGCAGGGTCATAAATGATTGGATCGTGACCTGTTTGAAAGAAGTAAGTAATCCCATTTAAGGAAGCACACTGCCAATTACTCGCAGTAATGGTAGGGCCAGTACCACCCCCCCCATAGGTCAACTCAGTGACTACGTTAGAAGCACCGAGCTTAAATATCTTGTTGTTGCCAGCGAAAAGGACTGTTAACGTGCCATCAGTCTGGACTAACTCATGGATGACACCAACATCGTTAGCACCAAGGTTTCCAGAAGCAGCATTAACCCTTGTCCAACCTTTTCTAGCACCAATACGACCATACTGGTCAATCACGCAATTAGTGGCAACCAAAGCAAAACCACTAGCTAAATCTAAAGGCGAGTCTTGGGTGTTGAGTCCAAAAAACCCTGGTGCGCTAATGCTGAATGTTTGGATTTGTTGAGCCATTAAACAGCCTCAAAAGAGCCAAATTCTGGATAGCGTGTAGCTTCCATAGAGATGTAATCAGAGAGCATAGCCCTGTATAACTGATAAGCCTCAGAAGACGATAGGCCACCATCCTCACCACGCTCAACCAAAGCACGAGCATAAGCACTCTGAACCACCAACTCAGATGGCATCAGAATTACAGTAGCATCAGAAGTCAATGGTGCTTGTGGCACGATCAAGCTAAATCTTAGACTAACTACGCTATCAGGAACAGGAAATACAGTTACTTTAGTGTCATAACTGGCATCTACACCATCAAAAGCATAGTACAAAGGAACACCACTAGAGACAGTACCAAAGTTCAAATAACGATTCATGTTAACAAACGGGATGTTTGTCATGGCTGTGTTATTCGTATCATTGATAACGTCTTGAACACGGAACTTTTGACCCGCCCCTGTTAAGGAGTAAGAGGAAGTGTTGGCAACAGTAGAAACTACTACTGTAGTACCCAATATGTTCCACTCATAAGAGTCTTCAATCTGACGCTTGGCATCATTGACAAACTTGCCAATCAAAGAAGAATAACTCGTTTCGGTAACAGTAGATACTTGCTCTTCTCTGAGTCGAACAAGAACGTCATTAACAGCTTGAAGGTATGTGGTCATGCTCTTGTTAATCCTATTTGTTCAAAAGTAGCAAGTACAGACATTGTTGAACCAGATTCTGATGTAGCGGTCAAATAATCGCCTTCTTCCATCACAAAATACTGTGCGTCTGAGATAAGCGTTAATGTTGTTCTTGCTGATAAAACCTGCTCACTGACAATCAAATTTGTCGTAGCAGTACTTGCGTCATACCAACTAAATGAAATATGCTTGCTTGGAGATGTGTTGCAAGCGTGAATGAGTACGCATTTTGCATAATAGCCAGTCGGCACTGTATACAGCGTAGTAGCCGTATTAGCAGTTAGATTCTTACCGACTGATATTGGTCTCATTTGTTCCTCTTAGAGATCGCTTTAGCCTTTGCTTTAGCGTCTTCCTTGGACGTTGCGCCCCAAGCTCTAAGAGAAAGTAAAAGTCGAGTAGGCTTTCCATCTTTCATCTCAGCGCCAGGCATATTGCCCATACGTGCTAAAAAGGAGGCCCTACGAGGGTTGTCGCCTGACTTTACTGGAGGCTTTAAATTACCACCAGTTTCTTGATTATACGATGCTCTTCCCTTGGCATTCAACCCCCCAGAAGCAGATTTTCCTTCTTTTCGTTGCCAAGCGGGAGTTTTCATTTCTTTTTAGCAGTCTTAGCTGCTTGCTTAAAGTCCTTTGCAGTAGGAGCGCCTTTAGAACCAACCTTACGCATCTTCTCGCCTGAACCAGATTTGATACGTTCCCTCTTTGCGGCAATGTTACTGTAAAGACCTTGTTTCATTTCTTCTTCTTGGACTTGCCAGCCTCTGATAAAGCAATCGCAATTGCTTGTTTCTGAGAAGTAACAGTTGGGCCTTTCTTAGACCCAGAGTGCAGTTTACCCGCACCATACTCTTTCATTACTTTGCTGATCTTAGCTTCTGCTTTAGTCTTTTTCATATCAGTACAAAACCTTTGCTGTAATTGTTCCAGATGTATATGCCGTGCAATTGGCTCTTAAATAGTTAGGAGCATTTGCAATAGTAATGATGCCATCAGCAGTTAAAGCAGTGCCAATGGTTGCGTAGGTTGTGCCATCAAGACTTCCTTGAAGAGCAACAGTAGCCGTTGTAATGCCTGTAACTTGTAGAAACGCAGGTTGACCCGCATCAGCTTGAACAGACTTAGAAGCACCAGTTGCAACAACAGCACTAAGAAGGGTAACGGGAGTAGTTAAAGATGACATTATTTACCCCTTGAAGATTTTTTCATCATGTTGGTAGCAGTACGACCACCACGCTCGGGCATGGGACGTTTAGGCTTGCCCACAGCAATCATAAAAGTAATGCTTGGCGCACCTTTTTTTTTCGCATCTTTTAAAGCACTGCTTTCATTTTTATAAGTTTGTGTTTTTTTCATGATTTTTCCTTATCGAACTAGCTTGGTTGCAACAAAAGAAATGATACCGCCCATAACAGATGCGATAGCCATTCCCACAAAGAATCCACCTTTAGACTTGTTAGCCATCTCTAAAAGCGTTTTAATATCCTGACGAAGTGCATGAACTTCTGTCTGTAAAGCCTCAACTTGAGCTTCTAACTTGCCAAACTCTCTTGGATCAATATCAGACATTTGCTACTTTCTTTGGTCGTCCGAGCTTTTTAACAGGCTGTGGACGAGCTAAAATAATAGGTTTTTGATAAGTATCTGTCTCTTCTTGGTCAACACGAACATATCCTGAATGACCCTTCATGCTATCAATATCGTGCTGATAGGTAAAAGATACAGTGTTTCCACTCTGTAAACATCTAAAA